TTATCCATTCAGGATGCGGACCATATAGACATTTGCCAGGTTACAACAATTGACCAGGTATCCGAAGTTTACAACTTGTTAAAAGGTGACCACCCATACAAATGGGTATGCCTGGATTCGATTTCCGAAATTGCCGAAGTGGTTTTGAGCAATGAAAAGGCCAACTCAAAAGACCCCCGCCAGGCATATGGTGCGCTAATCGACCAAATGACGGCGTTAATACGCGGCTTTCGTGATCTGCCCGTCAATATCGTTATGACCGCCAAGATGGAACGCATAAACGATGAATTTACCAATACGCTTTTATTTATGCCCTCGATGCCCGGCTCCAAGCTGGCGCAATCTCTGGGATATTTTTTCGATGAAGTGTTTGCCCTGCGCCTGATTAAAAACGCCGACGGCGTAATTGAGCGCGCCTTGCAAACTTCTCGCGACATTCAGTATGAGGCCAAAGACCGATCTGGCAAATTGGCGCCGTACGAATACCCCACGCTGGCCAATGTGGCCGACAAAATCCGAAACCGAAAGGAATTTTAATCATGCAATTTAATTTTGATGCAAGCGGCATAGATACGTCTGACGCCCGCAATTTTGACCCAATCCCAAAGGGTAAATATAACGCCATGGTGGTGGAATCCACGATAAAACCAACCAAAGCTGGTACTGGCCAATATATTGAGCTGGTTTGTCAAATTATTGACGGTGAGTACACCAACCGAAAAGTTTGGTGGCGGCTTAATATCGTCAACCCTAACAAGGTTGCCGAGGATATAGGCCGTAAGGAATTGGCCAAGTTGATGGCCAACTTGGGTTTAGGTCCTAATATCCAGGATACCCAAGAGCTGCACGGCAAGCCGTTTATTATTGGTCTTAAAGTAACCGAAAGTCACGGTTACGAACCAAGCAACGATGTCAGCTTTACAGCTGCAGCCAATATTTCCGCACCAGCAATGGCCGCCCCGGCGGCACCTCAGCAAGCCGCCCCAGCGGCCCCGCCTTGGGGTTAATATAATGGCGACCATACCACAACCACATAATTCCACTGTGGCGGCTATATACCGCCGCTATGAGGAATCAACAAAGGAGTCAGGGCGTGCCCACCTGGGCGCGTCTATGATCGGCAGGGAATGCCGCCGCCAATTGTGGTATGGCTTCCGCTGGGCCACTGCGCCCAGCTTCCCAGGCCGGGTGCTGCGCTTGTTTAAACGTGGCCATGATGAAGAGGATTTCTTTATCAAAGACCTGGTTGCCATTGGTGTGCAAGTTTGGGCAGTGGATGCTAACGGCAACCAATTCGGGTGCACCTGGCACGGTGACCACTTTGCCGGGTCATGCGACGGCGTGGCAAAAGGTCTACCCGAGTCGCCAAATAAGGCGCATTTACTGGAATTCAAAACCCACAACCACAAATCGTATGCCCAATTGGTTAAACATGGCGTCGAAAAATCCAAGCCCGAACACTTTGCACAAATGCAAGTTTATATGCACGGTTTAGAGCTGGACCGGGCCATGTATATGGCTGTTTGTAAAGATACCGACGAACTGTATGCCGAGCGCATTAAATACGATAAAGCCCTGGCCCTGGCCCTGGTCGAAAAGGCGAAAAACATTATTGCCACCGATACGCCGCCGCCTGGCATTAGTGCCAAAGCCGAATTTTATAAATGCAAATTCTGTGACCATGCGGACGTTTGCCACCGGGGCGCGCTGCCAGACGTGTCATGCCGCACCTGTATTCACGCATTCGCTGACTTAACTGGCGGCTGGAAATGCTGCCACCACGACCGCGTAATCACCACCAGCGAGCAACGCCAGGGCTGTGGAAAGCATTTGTATCTGCCAGACCTAGTGCCCCACGAAATGGTGGACATGGACCCGGACGCCAACCGCATTTTATACCGCACCAACGCTGGGGTGGAGTTTTACAACGGCGAAAAAGGTGACAAATCATACACAAGTCAGGAATTGCACGCGGCCCCTGCCGGCCTCCTGGGCGACCCCACGGCCGACAAACTGCGTGCTACGTTCAATGGCGAATTTGCAAAAAAGGACGATTAAATGGACGGAATAACCGATATTTTTATGGGCGTTTTCATCGCCCTGTTAGGCAACGCGATTATCTTGACCACGGCACATTATTTAATTTGGGGAATTTAAAAAAATGACTTACAGAAAATGGAATTCGGACGAAGATCGGTTTCTAAAATCTCATTATTCAACACGAACAAACGCCGAACTGGCAGATGATCTTGATCGCTCCCCCGGTTCGGTTAAAGACCGCGCAGCCAGGTTGGGTATCAGTAACGCCAACAAAAAAAAACGGTGGTCAAACGCCGACATTGAATATCTAAGAAAAAATTACAACAAAATGCGCCCGGCCGCTATGGCCAAAAAATTAAACCGCAGCTACGACGCGGTGCGAATGCGCGCCCATCTAATTTTTCGTTCAGAAAAAACAGATTTGAACTATGACGATTTACCAGAGGCCACATATCACAACCCGTTTTTGACGGGCAAAATTGGGGGTAAGCCACGTGTTGAATGAAGTAAACAAATATAGGGTGATTCGCAAAAGTCTGAATAAAATCATTATTTATCGTCGGCGCTGGTTTTATTGGCGGCGCATTGCAACTGTGAAAAATTGGACCGAAGCGGCCGAAATTATCGAGCAAAATTAAGGAATCAACATGGCACAAATTATAATAATTCACGGTACTGCGTACAAAATCGGCTCCCATGGCTATGTGTTTTACCGCGACCCGTTTGGCGATTGGATTCGGTGTCAAAAGACACCCGCGCAACTAGCTGCGGCTATCAGTCGCACCTGGCGCTATGAAGATGGCAAAAAACAATGAAGTTGCGAGACTATCAAACGGAATCCATCGACGCACTTTACGATTATTTTGCCCAGGGTAATGATGGCCATCCCATATTGGTGTTGCCCACTGCCGCCGGTAAATCCGTTATTGCGGGCGAATTTATCCGGGGCGTTTTACGGCAATGGCCAGGGCAACGCGTTTTATTGCTAACCCACGTCAAAGAATTGATAGCACAGAACCATGAAAAATTAATGACTTTATGGCCCGACGCGCCAGCGGGTATTTATTCGGCCGGTCTGAAACGGCGCGACACCGACAACAGCATTTTGTTAGCTGGCATTCAATCGGTACACCGCCGCGCTGTCGAAATTGGACATATTGATTTGATAATTATCGACGAATGCCACCTGGTGCCAAAATCAGGCATGGGCATGTATCGCCGTTTTTTGGATGCCATGACACTAATTAATCCAAAGCTGCGCGTGGTGGGTCTGACGGCTACGCCATACCGGCTTAATTCTGGCTCATTAGTCGATGGTGATGATCGGTTATTTACAGACATTGCATTTGATGTGGGCGTCCTACGCCTAGTGAACGACGGCTATTTATCGCCCCTGGTCCCGAAAAAAATGGCCAATGAAATTGACGTTTCGGGCCTCCATATTCGTGGCGGTGAATTTAAATCAGACGAGTTGTACGAGCTTATGGACGATGACGCCCTGGCGCGTCGTGCCATTGCTGAAATTTTAAATTATGGCAAGGACCGTAAAAGTTGGTTAATGTTCTGCAGCGGCGTGGCCCATGCCCACAAGATGGCCGACATACTGGCCGACCAGGGCATCATCACCGCCACTATTACCGGCACCACGCCAGCCGACCAACGTGACGATATTTTAACCAGGTTTAAAGCTGGTCAAATCCAATGCCTGACTAACTGCGACGTTTTAACCACGGGGTTTGATGCCCCTGCTACCGATATGTTGGTATTTTTACGCCCTACTCAAAGCCCAGGGCTGTACGTCCAAATGTGTGGTCGTGGTATGCGCCTGGCTGACGGTAAAAAAGATTGCTTGGTGTTGGATTTCGGCGGCAATACTGAGCGCCACGGCCCTATTAATGCCATTAAACCGGCCAGTAAAAAAGGCAAAGGCGGCGGTGAAGCACCAACAAAAGTTTGCCCAGGCTGCGACAGCATAATAGCGGCGTCGGCTACTGAATGCCCAGATTGTGGGCGGCCATTTCCGCGCAACATTAGCCACGAAAGTACCGCCAGCAACTTGGCTTTGTTGGACCTGACGCCAGGTAAGCCCAAGATTGAATGGCACGACGTCACCAAAATGTTTTTAACCAGGCACAAGAAAAACGGCAAACCGGATTCCGTGCGCGTGACTTATGACACAAAAACAGGCGAACGATTCAACACCTGGGTATGCCCGGCCCATGGTGGCTACGCCACGGCTAAGGCGCGCCAATGGGTAAAACAGCATATACCGCTGACACCGGTAATAACCACCGACGACATATTACAGGCCAAAACGGTGGCAACACCCCTGTCTATTTGCGTCAAGTCAGTGGGGCAATACCCGAATATTACCCGGTTTGATTTTGACAAACACCGCGCATAAAAATTTATTTAACAATGCTATTAAAACCTAACTATCGAGAAGCATTAAAATGTTAAAAATTTGGACACAAATAAACAAGGAATGGTTTGCAATTGGTAGCCGGCCGCCAAAATCAAGCTGGGTTGAGATGATAAAAACCGGCGCCGTATCTGGGAAAGTTATATGTGGTACTCCTTATATCGAGGATGACAATTTTGCCGTCCAGGTTGAAATTACCACTCAAAAAAGGGTTGATATACCCTGCCTGCTGGATTAGTATCTAGGTAAGTAAAACTTACCTTATAGGTAACCACTATGGCTAGACCTAAAAAACCGCGCTATTTTGACGGCATACAATTAGTTGATAACCTGTACACGGACCCCAAAAAGCGCCCCGCATATTGGCTGTATGTGCGCCGTGACGGTAGTAAAAAAACATTCCAGGCCGCCGATGTAGAAACCGCCAACAAGATTGCTGCACACAACAACAGTATGGCCGACAATCACGTTTCGCCAGCGGTGCGACAAACCACTAAAGGCACCATGGCCGCTTATGTTGGCGACTTTATCGCCTGGCGTGAATTGACGTCCCCTGACCTAGTGAGCAAATCAAGCTGGTGCAACAACCGTATGCACCATTTAACCCGCTTTTGTGAAGCATTGCCAAAGAGTCTAACCACGCTCGAGCGGCAAGATATTATGCTTTGGTGGGACACGTTAACCCCCCACCAGCAAAAAGCCCGCCACGCGGAATTTAGGCGCTTTTTTAACTATTTGATGGGGCGCGACCTGTTGCCAAAAATGGCATATAACCCATTTACCACTAATGACGATCGGCCCAGGCTTTATACAGCGGCCACACCAAAACGCAAAAGCCAGCGACTTACCCTAACTATGTTTTGGTCCATCTACAACGCGGCCGGTGTCTTAGGGTATGAATGCTTACAGATAGCTATGGGGTTAAGTCTAACCACGTTTATGCGCGAAAGCGATATATGCAGTTTAAAGCTATCAGATAACATGGAGGATAATTTATTAAAAAAAGTTATTGGTAAATCACTTTCCCGTTTTGGTGAGGCCAAGGCGTCGCGCTTGCAATGGAATGTTGGCAGTTATGATTTATTGCGCCAGCTTCTACAAAAGGCGCGGGAGGCGTCGTTAAAAAATGGCGCCTGCCCTTATGTTATTAGTCATACGCCAAAGGTTAAGCGCATCGGAAAAACCAAAGACCATTACGCCCAAGTTGCACCCCGCCGCCTGGTGGAAATGTTTGCCGAATCGCGCATCTATGCGGGCTTTACTGGTGACAACCCACCAGTTTTTCATGGTGTGCGTTCCCTGGCTAATAAGTTGGCCTTAGACGCCGGTTTTAACCGCGAACAAATACAACACGTCAACGCCCATAAATCTATCGATACACAACTAATCTACCAGGACGGTCATCAATTGCCATTTGATGACGTCCACATTCAATTCACGGCCGACCAAATTGGCGGCACTTTCTAAGTTAACCCAAAAAAAATAGTAAAAATTAAGGATATTTTTAGCCCCTCTAATGGGGCTTTTTGCGTGTCGCATTTTGGAAAGTAGCAGACGAAAAAAAACCAGGCATGGAAACCTGGTCATTTCGGGCCTGGAGTTTTTCTCCAGTTTTTCTCCAGTTAGTAGGCACTAACCTCGGAACCCTTGATATTGGTGGAGCCTAGCGGGATCGAACCGCTGACCTCAACACTGCCAGTTCTTGGGTTAGAGAAACTAAGACATTGATTTTATTATATTTATAATAAATTGGAAACAAGGAATAATTCGAATTTATAGCCTTTTTGCAATGCTGTCGCTTTTATTTGTCCTTAGCAAAAAGCCCTGTTAACTTTTGATAACCTACAGACGCGGCAACAAGCACGGCCAAACCGTTTTTATACCACACCGGCATGGTGTCCAAAACAATAAACCCTTGTTCTACAAACGGCACGGCTGGTGGCACAAATGCCAGCACCAATGGGATGCTAAATAGCAGAGTAAACCATTCATCTTTCCAGGATTCGCCGCTGTTCTTTGCGTGTATTTCGTCCCAAGTGCCGCCCTGGCGCAAACGCTCTTGCACAACCGCATTTCTGCCTTGAATTTCTGCGCGTTTATTTTCTGCTTTGCCTTGCAGCCATTCGCTGCCGACGCCAATTAATGATTTAACAATGGTCCACATTTAATCCACCAGTTCCATATGCGGCATATCCCAACCATAGGTAATGCCGTTAGTCGTTGTCCTGATCTTTTTCGACCACAAGCCGCCCCACCGCACCTGGTGGCCTAGCTCGCCGGCAGCTTGTAAAAACGCGCCGGCTACCATGGCTAAATGCTCCGGTTGCCAGGATGCGCCGCCATCAACGTATGCGTAAAAGTCCAGGGCTTTACCGCTTTGATGGTTACTTTTGTTTTTGTAACCATCACACTTACTCAACCCGTCTTTAAAAAGCTGGTTTTGGATTTCAGCGGTACGCAAACCGGCCATGGGACCATGCCCAAAATCCACCAGGGTTATTTTAATAGCCCGGTCGCTGATCGAAACAAGCCTGGGGTCCACGCCTTTGCGGTGCGCCAGGCTGGATTTGCCGAGTTTAAATTTCATGCGCCCAACCATTTCGACAAATACGACGTGCCCACGCCACCCAGGGCCATAGATAAAAGCATCGCCCCGGCTAAAAACCCTTTGCCCTTTGCTAACTGTTTATCCATTTCAGAAACGCGATTTTCCAGCTTTTCAGCCGTGGCTGTAAGGTGAACAACGTCTTGGCTTAATTGCTCAACCAACATTACCAGTTTGCCGGCTTCAAAATCGGTCATTTCTGACATGCCTAATCCTCGTCAAAGAAGTCTTTAAGCTGCTTACGGAACATAAAGCCCACGATAGCAAGGAAAATGATTGCACCGATAATTTGTTCCATTATTTATTCCTCAGTTACGGCTTCAACTACCCAAGGCATCCCAGCAACAACGCTAGGCGCTTTCATGTCGGCAATCACCGCTTCCAGTTGTGCTTCCACAACGTCCTGCTCAACCTTGCTAAACACCCAGCCCAATACGACTTCTTCGGTCAACGAGTCAAAGTCTGTGGATGCAGGCATGGTCTCTGGGTCAAAGCTCACAGTGCCATAAGCACCCTTGCTGAACTCCCCGTCAGTAGCATCAACCCCATAGTGAACAGTAAGCACATAGTCATCTGCTGTGCTGCGTTCAAGGTTGTTAATTTTCCATTTGAAG